CAATCATAGGCTTAACGTGACTGATTGCAGTGTTTGTTAAGCCGTGGTACTTGAATCTATCGTATATGTTAAAAGTGGCATCATCACCATCAATCCACTTGTCTTCTAGTTCAAGTAATTCTTGTATTATAGTATTCTTAATCTTACGCACCAATTTATCTTGTGGCGATAAGGTTATGATATTACCATTATCTTTTTTCTCTCTTTGTTTTTCTTCAAGTAAAACTTTACCTTTATCAATAAGAGGTATCATTCTATCAAATAGATGTGATAAAAATTCAGCAGCCTTTTCAGACTCATATGTTTTATTTAAATCATTATTATACCAAAATGCAGTAGCACCATGATGTGACATTGTAAAACAATACTCTGGATTTGCTAAAATATATTTAGATGGTTTTGGAAAGTTTTTCTTAACCCACGTTTTAACCTGATTGATACAATCTTTTTTATCAACTTCTAAATGAAAATAATTTTTTACTGCGTCAAAACCTTTTTCAATTGGTACACCAGCAAGACCAGTTCTTGCTCTTGATCTTACGGTTTTCTTTTTTAATTTCTTTGTTTGTAATTTCTTTAATCCCATACTAAACTCCCATTTATATGTTATTGATTTTAATGTATTGCTTTGTAGCACTTCGTACTATAGTTGGATATTCCCCAAGATAAGTACCAGCGTCTAAATCTTTTTTAGTAACTAAATACTTATGCATATGTTCGATGTTATCGTAATTTGCAAGAATATCTTTTGCTAGTTGATCAAATTCACTATCTGGAATTAAGTTAGTATCAAGCTGATAATAAGCATATGCGCACATTAAGTATTTAGCAATAGGATTCTTCATTATTGAGAATCCACGACAGAATCAGTATAAAACTTATCCTGATGAGCTATATTAATCTTAGTGGATAAGGTGACTGCTAGTCCACTATTTCTATCTAGAAGTCTTTGAGCAAGTTCATCTTGCTCTTCTATTGATAACATTTCTAGATCATCTATCATTCTATTTAAATTAGCCATAAATTAAACTCCCTTTTTAATTTTATACTTATATTATACCATGCTTTTATGCAAATGTACACTAAAATAAACATAACATGTTAATTAGTTTCTACGCATGGTAGCATAATCAACAACGTTTGTATCTTTATTGACTGGTACCATATTGGATTTATGCATAGTAGCAATACCTGTAATATAATCACCAGTATATTGATTAGCAGTTTTTTTAGTTGCAACACGACCAACATAATTAGATGTAGGTATTGAATTACTATTGCTATATACTGGTACTTTATTACCAGAGTCTTTTGATTTATTCTTAAGCTGATCCGGATGTACGCCTCGAGCTTTTAACCATTTATCATGCTCAGCTTGTGCTTTAATCCAACCTGGTTTGCGAAATGGCTTCTTCTTTTTAGTACTATTGTCATTGTAATAGATTGGTAATAGATGCATTGTCATATTGTACAGCTCCAAATAATTTAGTTAAATCGATATATCCATAGTTGATGGCAAATAGTATTGCAACTATTATCATAATAACAATTGCATTACGAAAGAACCAACCAACTATGGAAAAGAATACACCTACAATCAATGCTCCAGCTACTGCGAAGAAGAGGAGTTGAAAAAATAGTGGAAGCATCGATTGTATCTCTGATGGGCTTGGCAATTGCCACTCTCCTATTCGTTAAAATTCTTTGAGGGGCTCTCTAACAATCACTTCTACCTAGGTATGCCCCTCGGCGGTAGAAGCGGGTTGCTTTTATTGTAGGTTATGGTTCCTTGAGTCCAACCAGACTTGTAAACCTCTGAGATTGTCGAGCCTATCGCTCTCCCTTATTCAATCTCTCAACCTTTACTTTTGCTATGTCATTTTTAAAACCTCTTTTTTAATTTTATACTTATATTATACCATAGTTTTTTGCAAATGTAAAGGAAAATAAACATAACATGTTAACTAGTTTTATTTTCATACATTTCAAGTTTTTCATTTAGCTCTTTAATTCTTTTATATAAAGCATATTTTTCTTTAGTTTCTTCTGCTAATTGCAATTTTAATAATTCTACTTCACTATAAGTTCTCATCATCAATATCCATTTCAAAGACAAATTCAGTGTTATCATCATCGTCTAAAGTTAGAGTTACTTCATTTTCTTTTACGAACTTCTCATCAACTTTTTTTTGAAAGTCGATGATATTTGATTTGGGATTTTCCATAAAATTTCTCCGCTTTTTTGATTTTATAGATATATTATACCATAAAAAAACGGGTTTGTAAAGGAAAAAATGCACTTTTTTCAAAGTTTGTTGTTAACATGTTAAATGTTTTGAGTGTATTTTACAACCAATAAAGTTGTTATAGTATTCATCACTAAGTAATACATCTTTCTCAAATTGAAGCTTTGCTTCATGATATGACATTTCACCTTTTGTTTTGCAGAGTCTTAATATTTCTCTTCTAAACTTTTCGGTTCCGTATTCTTCCACAAGTTTGCATACTTCATTGGACGAGCCGTAGTATTGTTTCCAATCAGATTCGACACGCGTTCGTATTCGTCTCTTACGTTTTTTAGTGATGGGGAGGATCTTAGGTTTCCAGAAATTCTTCTTTCCAATATACTTCTTGTTGGTGTCCAGTTCAGTAATCTCATATACAAATCCTTGGAAGTCTTCTGGTGTTGTGTCGTAAAGCTTATTATTATAATACCACATAATATTATTTATTAAGGTTTATCAACCTCTTCTGATTCAGCTCTTCTTCCACATAACGAACAATATTTTGGTTTTTCTTCTGAAGCAACATAAGATATGTTATCGCATTCTTCACACTCTATTTCGTAATCCTTCAACGATCTCTCTCTTTCTTTTATCAGATGCTTTGAACCACTCAGCTATTTCCTGAGTAGTTCTTCCACATCCAATACATACTTTGTTTTCAACTTTGCAGACTTTCACACACGGCGAAATTATCTTAGAAATCGATTTCACATTCACCGCCTGCACATGCAGCAGCTGCGAGGGTATCAACATCTGTATACTTCTTTTCTGTTATATCTTCTTTCCAATTAATTTGTTTTAAATTAGATTGAATCTTATTCCATTTATGTAATAGGTAAGCATCTTTTAAACAACCTTCTGAAGCTTTCTTATCTCCATCACAATAATTATTTGCAAAGTTTTCAAATCTACGTACCCAATCTTTTCTAGCAGAATTTTCTGAAGATTCGACTGATAAGTCTAAACCAAAACCTTGAGCAGTTGAACACGCATCCCATAGATTTGGGTATACTTTAAGAGCATCAACTACCATACCAGATGCAAATATTGAAGCCTCACCATATTTCTTTACCATAGTTTTAGCATCAATGACACCAGTATTTGGAGCTTGATTATAGTCTTTATCACCAGTCATAGCTAAGAATGAAATGCCAGCAAAAGCATCACGATTTTCATATACGTATTTTTCTACGTCATCCCAATCATCTACAATAATAGTATTTGATACGTTATGTCTTATACCTTCATCAGCACAAAGATCTTCATTAGTTCCAGTTTCAACCCAATGCTTTTGAGCTTTCTTAACAAGTTCTAAATGTTTAATACCTAATAGATCGTCTTTATACATTGAACCTTTCTTAGGTAGTATTGGAAATGAAACAACAACATCTGTACCAGTAGAAGACCAAACTGATTCTTCTACCATATACGGATTTTGCTTCATAATAGCTTGTGTGATTTCAGATTCTTTATTCATTTGAACATTACGTATATACATATTAGAATGTTCTGCATGAATACCTGAGGCAGTTTGTAATAACACTGAAGCGTTACCACTTGGTTTTACACACGTTGTTCTTGCTGCAGGATTAATTTTAATAATGCTTGCAACTTCTTTATTAACTTCTTTAACAATCTCTGCACCTTTTTCAAGTATCTTTTCATTGAAAAGAATATCAGGATTATTCATCCATCCAGTGATTGATACACCAAGTAAAGCTTCTCTGTCAAAAATCTTTTTTGATGTGTCTGATAAGAATTTAAAGTCTGTGTACCCAGCTTGTAGGGTACCGAGGATAGACGCTGCTCGGCATGCCTTATAAAAGTCCTC